TCATTGCTCTAAATAGGTTTTAATTGTGATTGTAAATTCTTCAAATGACCTGCACACCTTTACGCAGTATCCTGCATTGATAAGCTGTGCGTGAACGATTTTTTGTGTGTCGGATAGTTTGCCCTTCTCGGTCTTCATCTCAATAAACAGTGCATGGTATGCACCTGAAGCCATGCAGATCATCAAATCGGGCATACCGGGCATAGCCCCTTCTGCTTTCAATATGTTCCAGCGTTTGGCTCTTTGTACCGGAGTGCCACCTATAAACACACCATTGGGGAAGGAAGCGATTAGTGTGCGTGGGAAGGAATAGCGGAACCATTCTACGCAACGTTGCTGAATCTTGCTTTCTTCGTGCTTCATGCATTCAGGGAATTAGATATGGCTAACCAAAACTTCCCGATGTAGTCTTCATCTGCTTGGATGTTTATCACAGGTAAATGTGATTCCAGCTCCATATACTCCCATTGACCTAATGAATTTACCTGATAATCACAACCTAATGTCACCGGGCAGTATTGCACGCTGCTGCGTTCAACGGGTATATCAAAGCGAACTATGACGTGCTGGTCATTATTCAATGTAACAAGATAGCACATGCGGTTTTCATTGACTACCTTTTTTTTAACGATGTACATATTCTTGTCATTTACCCTGCGCACATCGTGCACATCGTATTCGCTATGCATCGAATCGGTAAAGTTCTCATGAAATTCAAGATTGTTTAGATTGTCCTCTATTTCTCGCCAACGTTTTTCTTTATCGTCTGTGCTGAATACCAGCTTGCACCAATCCATCAACTTAGCATTGCTTACGTTTAGTTCCTTTCGCAAATCAGCAAAGCTTACTTTATCGAATTTCTTCATGATAGTAAGGATGTCGCTGCGTGTTGGTAGCTTAGTAGTGCGCAGCTTCTTGCCTTGAGTCTTTATATATGCTTTATATTCACTCATCGCCTTCGTTTTTAATGGTTATACAATCGACTATCTCGCACACTGGCACTTCCATCACCCGGCTAAGGTTTATCAGCTGGCGTAACTTGATGCTGCCCGGATCGTCACACCAATTATGAAGAGTCTTTTTCACTATGGGCGTGTTGCTCCTTTGCATCGCACGTAGGAGAGCAGCTTTGCTCCCTACTGTGCGTGCTATTAGTTGGTTCAATTCCTGTCGCTTTCTCATTCGATTGGTTTTAATTTTGGATTGGCTACGTAGAAGATTTCGCGGTGCGCTTCGCTGAACTTATGCATGAACACTGCTTCATCGATTGGCTCGTATAGCTTATCGCGCATGTCACGTTCTAAACGAAAGGCTACATCCTGCGCATCATCGTAGCATTTTGTTTCAATGTTGCAGCCATATGGGGTATGGTAAACTGTGATAAGCTTCATATCTGCAGTAAAGCAGCAATAAAACTTTACGTAATCGCCATCAATGTAATAGTGTGGCAGTGTTACTTTGGTAGTACCTACTTGTACCGGTGCTGTGTGTGTTACTTCGATTAACATTTGTATTGAGGTTTTAAATTGTTTACTTGATTGCGTTACAGTGGTCACATTCTATTTCGACATTTGAATCATCCTTAACTACTTCAATAGCTTCTTCAATGAATTCTTTCCAGCTTAAATGATCACATTCGTCATTGCTTGCATTCCACTTTTGCATAAAGTCAATAGCTACTGCTTTTACTTCATCTTCATAGCAGTATGACCAGTCGCAGTAAATGCATGGGAATGAACCTTCTTCTTCGTGTTGGGGACGGTTGTCGATAAGAGTTGTATACATGTGCTTTTGTTTTGTTTATCTTTGACGGGTACAAATGTACACGCTTTTTTGGATAGTGCAAGTATTTACACCGATATTTTTAAATTTTAACAAATCGACTGCGTAAGTATCCATATAAGGAAACACTATAACGCATGGCTGGACAAAGCCAGTAGGCTTGCACACGATAAACAGAAAGGAAGTGATCTACTGCATGAGGTACTTGCCAGGTTGATGGATAGGCCACAGCAGGATATTGAAGATATAGTGTGCGGTGGTAAAATAGAAGCATACGTAAACAGAGCATTGTGGCTATCATGGCACAGCGCACGAAGTGATTACGCTATTAAGTATCGCAAATACTACGAATTACACGTAGAAAAGCAGGTAGAAGATACCAAACAGGATGAAACATGGATAGGTGCATTCATAGATGGTGAATATCTATACAACGCAATCGGACGTTTAAACGAATTTGATGCAATCCTTTTGCGTCTATACAGCAAACCCGATTTTGACTACAAAGAATTGAGCGCAGAAACAGGTATTCCATACAGCTACCTGCGCACATCAATACATAGAGCATTAAAAAGAATAAGAGAATATGTTAAACTTCAACGTTCCATCTCACATACAGCGCGAGAGATTGAATACTTGCAAAAAATGTAAGTTTTACAACGGTACTTTTGGTACTTGCGGTACACCAATCGTAGGTAATAACGTCAATGCTGAAGAAAACGATGTTACCTACTACAAAGAGAAGATAAAGCTTTGCGGCTGCTTTATGGATGTAAAGACTAAATTCCGCTTTGCATCATGCCCAGCACGTAAATGGTTTGCTCAAGACATGAAGGAAGAAGAAATAGCTGCACTGGATACCTTCATAGGTAAAGTAAGTAAAGCCAACAGGATAGAATCAGAAGACTTGCAAATGCTTTACTATTGGTACAGCAAAATAACAAAGAAGCATGAACGACCATCCGGGTGCGCATCATGCATACGTGATCTAATTACAGAATTCCGTAGACAATTAGGTAAAATCGATAAACCATAATAACATGCCCCTACCCACACCTACACCCAAAGAAGAAAAAAACGAATTCATCGCACGCTGCATGAGCGATGCAAAGGTGCAAAGTGAATTTCCGGATGCACAGCAGCGCATAGCTGTATGCATTGCGCAGTATGAACAGAAGTAAGCACATGAAAGAAAAGAAACACAACTATTTATATAAGGTTACTTGCAACATTGATAATACAATTTATATTGGTGTGCATAGTACCGATAATCTTAATGATGGCTACAAAGGTTCAGGTACTTTGTTAAAACGAAAGGTTGCAAAACATGGTTGGGAAAACTTCACCAAAGAGATATTGCAAGACTATTCGACAAGAAAGGAGATGTTAAACGCTGAAAAGGAACATGTCAACGATTCGTTTTTGAAACTTGAGCATGTTATGAATTTAGTTGCTGGAGGTGGTGGATGGCAAGAACCTTTAATGCCAAAAGCCAAGCGAGGTTACACAATACGTAATCCAAGTAAATACAGAAGGTATACCATGTACGATGCTGAATACATCTATAAGTTAAATTTACGTTGCAAAGAATTCAAGGTATATGGTGGTGAGATAGCTGAAGCGATAGGTAGGCATTTGATTAATGAAATACCTTTTCTATTTAAATATCTTAATGAAATGTACAATCAAAAAGAAACACATGATGAAGCGGAAAAATTCATAAACAAGATATATCGCGCACCAATGTTTCATAATAACTTGTATATTGAGAAAAGAAAACGTCAACTAACATTAGTATAAATATGGCTTACAATTTCCAAAAATCCGAGATAAAAAAGGCAATCGAAGGTTCGGGTGGTTACATCTCCGAAATAGCACGTAGATTGAAATGTGATTGGCACACTGCCGATAAGTACATCAAAGAGTTTGAACTAACTGAAGATTTGGTTATTGAAGATGAACGCGCCACTGATCGAGCCGAAATCAAACTGATGCAAGCTATCGAAGATGGTGAAATAGCAGCAATCATTTTTAGACTTAAAACCAAAGGTAAAAAACGCGGTTACGTAGAACGGCAAGAAGTAACCGGTGCAAACGGAGATAAGGTTGTAATCAATGTGCATTCGGACTTGTAACAAAAAGGAAGCAAAAACTACAATACAATAGAGCATGAAATTAAATTTTAGCATAGCAGCTAACGCGAAAGGCATCACACTCAACCAATACATCGACTATCAAAACGCAGTCGATAAGGTAGAACAGGTGCATGTGATTACTGGCAAGAGCAGCGAGAGCATTCGCCTGCTTCAGGTGCATGTAATTGATGAAATCATTGAAACGTTTGAAGCAGCCATTCGCTTAAGTAGTGGTGAGTTTGACCGCACAGTGCGCATTGGTGCATACGAATTTGGGTTTATTC